GGACAGTCACGTTTGCTGCTGTGAGAGCAGGCATCTTCTCCTCCTAGCTGGTCAGGGTCATGTTGGCGTTGTTGCCGGGGACCTCCCAGGTGGGTTCGACCATAATCGAGACCGAGCCCGCGCCGGCGGTTGAGGCGGTTGTGATGTTGAAGACGAGCTGCTCGCCAGGGCTAACCTTGCTCTGAAAGCCATCCTTGTATGTGATCTGGCCGGCTACAGCCGCCAGCGGCGGCTTGAGAGGACTGACGAAGTTGGCGATACGGCCCGAGGCTGATCCAGCGGAAGGCTGTTTGTCCAGATTCAGGACCGGCGGAGTGACCGTTGCTTGGGTCGTCGTGCCGAAGGCCCAGGCCCTTAGCAGATGGGGGACGTAGCCGGGCGCCCACTGTGCTTTATCTCCCGTTGCAGTGATGACTGCGTTGTTGGTCATCATTACTTCGTATTGACTGTGAGTGTATGCCATAACCGATCTCCGAGAGCTAAGGGTTGTGATTTGTAATTTGTTGCTCTGCTGTTCCTGTGGAGCAGAATCAGGTGCTGGTTACGTGGATTATCCTGGCCTCCCCTTGGTTGGCGGTGTCCCAGATGATGTCGAAGGCCAGGAGGCCATACCAGGCGACTGCCTTCTGGCGCCCGAAGTCCTGTGGAATGGCGGCCCTCAACTCAGGGGTAAGGACCTCGGCCATTCCCACGGGGTCCTCGCCGAATACGACACCTTCGCCCAGGACGCTTGAGGTGCCGACCTTCTTGAGGGCGGCGTTATGGTTGGTCTCCATGAAGCGGATGCTTTCAATCCGCCCCACTTCGCCGTTGTACTTTGATTGAGGGTCAGTGTATTTATGCCATTCCTCCCAGGCGGGGTCTCGCTTGATGCCGCGGAGGCCGAGCGTACGGAAGATGCCGATGTAATCGTCGCCGTCGTAGGGCGGGGTTGCCAGGGTGTCGAAAAGATAGTCGCGCATCTCTTCCACGTGGAAGACGGTCATGTTCTCCGTCGCCGCGGTAGCGGGAGTGCCGTTTGTTGCGATGTTGTTGGAGGTGAGGCCGGTTGGGACGTACTTGATCTTTGCCTTCTTGAAGGCCGTCGCTGCCAGGGTATCGAGACTGAGCTTCATTTGATCGCGCAGGCGCTTCTGGACGATCGAGGTCATGTCGAACTCTGACAGATCGTCCGAGAGGCTTGTGAACGGGACCGATCGCCCGATTTCACCGACGGTGATCGCTTTGGTCGAGAGTGCCAGCGTGTCTTCAGGGATGCGATAGCCCTCCAACAAGCTGGGGCTTGTCGGCTCTGCCAGATTGCTGACCCTGGTCAGGGTCACTGACTCGCCCTTCTTCCGGCCGAAGCCCTCCACCGGGCGAACATAGTCCATAAAGACGCTCTTCTGCAGCGCCGCCTCATAGAGGTGCATCGACATCGCGTGGCTTTTGTATGTGCCAGTCGGGCTGTCGAAGGTCCAGGTGAAAGTCATTGTTGAGTTGCCCTTTCAGTTGGTTGCTGTCTGCGTGCCTTCTGGCGAGACCGAATAAGCGCGCTTAAAGAGCGAGGGATATTCGGTTCCTCTGACTTGTCTGTCCGGCCACGCCGGGCAGGGCCACTCCCTGACTCAACCAAGGTCCTTTCGGACGCAGACCTTTTTCCATCATTTCGAGGCGGCGAACCGCCCAACTTGACAATTTCGTCGTGTACTCGCTCGCTGAGTTTGTCGCGAGCTTGTGCCATCGGAAGGTCGCCGATGTCCTTCAGGGCGTCTTGAAAGACAGCATTGACGAGGAGCTCCTTGCCGCGAAGGTCCTTATTCTCCTCATAAAAGGAGGTCCAGAAGCTCCGAAGAGCCTGATCTGTACGATAGTCGTTCGCCATCTCTTGGCGAATTTCATTGGTGAGTTGATCGCGGAAATCTGAGAATACCTTCTTTGGGTTGCTATAAAGTTCCTTGTCCCAGTCAATATCGTCACCGGCGCGCTTCTTTGACTCCTTCGCGGGAGCCTTCGGCTCTTCCTGCTTTGGAGCAGGAGGCGGCGTTTGACGCTGCTTTTGCAAATCGTCGATATAGGCGGAAACCTCTTCTGCCGAGTTGAATTTCTTTCCTTTATATTCAAAGTCGAAACTCGACCTCTCTCCATCGCCTGCGCCCGGGCCGCCATCCATAATCGCGCGGTCGCGTTCAGTCGAGTCAACCGCGGGATCTGGGGCCGCTTCACGCGGCCTAGCTGCGCCATGTTCCTCGACTGCTTTACCTCTGGGCATCCACTATCTCCTTTTCTGCCGCTGCCTCGCCTCGCCTGATATCGCCTATCAAGGAGGTCGCTAGCCTACGCAGGCCGGCGATCTCTCCTACAGCTCCCCTCATTTCACCTTCAGAGAGGTTGCCTGAGTGATGCTTTGAAATCAACAAAGTCAAAATTGCCTGTTCCAGCCTCGCAATGGTTGCCTGTGTGTACCCGAGCGCAGCTTGGGCGTGCCGCCCCTGTTCGATCGAGACCAGGCGATCGTTCTGAATACTACTAAGTTTGTTCAAATCTTGTGGTCTGACCATTCTTTATCCTCGGAGGAAGCCATAATCCCGCGGAACCGTTGCGCCTTTCAAGGATCTGAATATCCTTCAAGGCCATTGCGAGGCATTCGAGACAGCCGTCAACGGCCTTAAGAAGGAAAAGGTTCTGCTTTTCCAAATTTCCCGGCGAAATGTGCTTTCTATTCTCATGGAACCAGACTGCCCAGTCTGCTAAGCGCTGTTCTGTCTCCAGGCTCATTTGACCCTCTGGGTCAATCTTGAAGGTTGATGTTTCCTTGTGGCTCCCGCTCTTTGCTCGAGAGGTTGGGCTTATGTGAAGTGAAGCCCGTTGGGAATACCTGTTTATGCGGGCCGAGATAGTTGTGCAGAGACCCTTGATGGGTTGGCTGCTTCATCGGACCCATTGAAAGCGGGCCGATGGTTCCCGTCGGAATTTGAGTATTGCCCTTCATTGCCATTTTTCACCTCTATCTGTCAAAAAGGTTTCATTCCGGTTGCTGGATTTGCCTCTTGATTGACTTGTGCAGTGTCGGCAGCGCCGCCGGGGAGCGCCATAGGAGGCATACCTGCCCCACCTGGAGCCGCAGCGATTCCTCCGGCGTCTTGGACTTGCTGAGCTCCTGGAGTTGTGCCCATCATTTGTCCTAGGAGCATCATTTGCTGAATAATTTGTGGAAGTTGATCTTTTTGATCCTGTGTCCGTGCGAGATCGTCTGGATTGATATTCAGCTGCTTCATTGCCTGCTTTAACAGCTTTTGTTCGTCATAATTTAGGAGGAACGCCCGGATAAGGATAGGATTTTGGGCGACCATCTGCATCAAAGCCATCGTCTTTTGGAAGTCCCGCACGCGGGATAGCATGGTTGATAGGCCATTAACGCGGAAAGTCGCAATATTAGCAAACATTGCAAATCGTTCGGCGCGGGAGAGCTTCAAGAGCCACTGGGCCGGCGCTTTTCCGATTGTTTGTACAATCTCCTGACTATCAAAATCCTCGACATGCTGGAGAATAGTCATCCACGCCTTTCTCAGCGTGGGTTCCATCATGTCGTTTTCCATATCTGCTGCGATACTGTCCAGAGTAACTGCCTGAGACTGATCTGCACTTGTGACAGCCGTTGCGGTGCTTGGCCGAGGTGGCAATGAGCCTAGCTTTATGTCGTTTGTCAGAGCTGCCTGATTGAATTCTCCACTCAGCATTTCAAAGATCGCCATCGCGTCCTGCGGGACAACGCCATTAGAGACTGTTTCGAGCACTTTTTCGCCCGGCGGGAGCGTTTCGCTGACCATCAAGGTGATGCCCTGTGGAACCCCATTGGAGACCTGCTTTGGATCCTCTAAATAATTGGTTCGAAGCTGTTTTATACCCCAAACCGCGGACATTCCGCCATCCAGCATGAGGTTGAACATCTCGTTCAGGGCGATATTGAGGCTAGTTGCGCTGTCATAGAGCGCTTTGTGCCAGACGCTTTGCGGAACCCTCAAAAGAGGGCAAGTCACGAAGGGACTTTCACCGTGCCAAAACGGGTTCTTTTCGGGCTTTCTGATAAGATATTTGTCGTTTGCAACCGCGCAAACTATATTTTCATGAACAGCATAGCCCTCTCGGTCTATTAAGGTCCCCCAGCACTCCGCGACAACGATAGTCCGCCGAAAACCG